GAGTCTGGCGTGATTTGCGCGTCGATATTTGCTTGCAATGATGCTTCGATAGCGTCTTGGTCTAGTTCATTTTGGCACCAACCAATCACATCCGCTTCGGTCAAATCGTTGTAAGGAATGTAATCAGGCGAGGTGGGATCAGGCGTGAAACCACAAGTCCCGTAGCTAGTAGCGTTATAGGTCACAGCGTCATCGCCAGTGCCTTCTGTTTGCTCCGCGTTACACCGCCAATGCGCGACGACTACAGCGCCGTTCATATCTGCGGGTAAAAGGTCTCGTTCAAGGGTTGAGATGATCCATGTGAAAGTAGACATTAGTTATTCTCCAATTGAGTGATTCGTGCTTCAAGTTCTTGTATTGTTGCCACTAAAAGCGGCACAAGTTTGCTTTGGTCAATGCCTTGATACACTGCATTTCCATCATCATCTACAGCGTCCTTAGTGCCTGTGATTGCCTCTGGTACAACGTCTGCAACTTCATGCGCAAAAAAGCCATCAACAATGGTGTTTTCTTGGTCGGGAATAAAACTAAAACGCAAAGGATTCAGTTGTTGTAAGCGCTCTGTTGCATTTGTGAGACCAACAACATTTTCCTTAATTCGATAATCGGATGTTGTCGAATATAAAGTACCTGTGGTTGCAACATTGATATATCCATACTGTGTACCAGATACCTGAAAAGAAGCTCTTACGGTGTTGTTTGAGCCGTTAGAAACCACCTGGCCTGACAGGTAAAGGTCTTGGAAGCGCTGGTTACCAGCCCCAAGATCTATATCACCGTCTTTATCGGATGTTGCAGTGCTACTATTAAACGGTTCAATAGAAGTAGGAGTGAAGATTATACCGTTGCTTTGAGTGCCGCTGTTGCCAATATAAGAGTATCCAACAAATGCACCAATACTACCGACTGGTGTGCTTTGCTTTCTAAAAGTGATTATTGCCCCGTCATTTGCATTGTTTTTACCTATCTCTAATGCAGCAGTGTTTGATGTTGTCGCAATTTCGAAATGATTATCAGATTCAACCCAACCACAACCACCCTGCGCAGAATAGTTTGATGCGACATTTGCTACCGTATTTGATACCATCCAATCGCCAACGCTATTGAGTCGCATGCGTTCTGTTCCATTGTAGGTCGAGAACGACATAAAGCCGCCAATTGTAGAACCGCCGCGATGGAAGTGGATATAGCTGTTCTTTGTAGCGCCATAGCCAAGTCCAACCCTGACCACTTCCGATCCAGCAGAGTTTCCGCCGATACCACTCCATGTAGCAAGTTGGAAGTTTGGATCGCCTGTTACCCCGGAAGCTAGAATGCTAGTTCTCGTGTCGTCTGCAGATGACGGAACATGAAGCCTTGCAGAAGCACTCGCCGTCCCAATGCTTACGTTGCCCGATGAGTCGATGCGCATCTTCTCGCCATTCCCGACAACAAAACCTACAGGGTGGGCAGAAAGAGAACCTATCTTTACAAAATCTTGCGTACTATCAGAACCCGTAATCATTGTCTTTGTGCCATCAGAGGCTTCAAAGAAGTTAGCTCCAGTGCCTTTGCTCAAATAAACACCAAGTCCGGTTCCTGTTCCATTTCCTCCAATACCGACATTACCGCTTGAGTCGATGCGCATCTTCTCCGATGCAGAGCCATCAAAAAACTGAAGGACGCCACCATCAGTCCCAATATAGTTACCGCCTGAAGCGTCCTGAATGCGAATATATGCGCCAGTGCCAGATGCTCTATTAATGTGCAAAAGCTCACTAGGCGAGCTAGTGCCAATACCCAACCGTCCTGAAGCAGTAAACCTAGCTTTTTCGTTATTGTTGCCGTCAAAAATGCCTAAAACAGCCGTTGTTCCACCAACACTGCCTGACCTTAATTTAAGAACATTGCCACTTGTGTTTGCGTTATAAATCGACCCTGCATTACTTGTTGTGTTTGCTGAAACACTACCAACACCATCAACAGTCAAACCATCAGCAGTCACAGTACCCGTAACGTCGATGCCTGATGAGGTGGTGGCAAAACGAGCGGTATTGTCGAAGTAAAGAGTAACTGCACCATCGCTTGCAAAAACTGCTTTATTTTCGGTTCCAGCGGCATTTCGTATATTGACGCCGCCATCGCCTTGTAGATACAAAGCACCTGTGCCAGTGTCTTGGACATAAGATGCGCTACCATCATGATAAATCTGTAGGTCAGAGCCAGCACCAAAGATGGCCTTGTCGTTGTCGCCAAAGGATATGTTTGCAGTCGTTGATATGGCGTTGGTGATAGCCCAGTTGGATCCATCCACCCGCGCAAGCTCGAACCCACCCGCTGTGGAGCCGTCATTGACATGAACTGAGTCGTTGGTGGTGTTGACGACTATCTCGCCCTCGGCACCTGTGAAGGCGGCTACCTGTGCGCTGGTGCCACGTCTAATCTGTAATTGTGTAGCCATTATCTGATACCTACTGTGATTGCAGTTCCGCCTGCGCTGTTTCCAAGATTATTGCTTTCTGGTTCAGAGCCTGTTAGCTCTGTGCCTGTAAATGTGACGAAGTAACTCTTCGCTGATGTCTGTGTCGCGTTGTCTGCCGCAACCAAAGTCACCGACTGAATAAGCTCGACCGCGCTACCTGAGCCATCATATTGAACACCACAAAAGAACTCGCCCAACTTAGTGCCTGCGTTCAACATCTCTTGATTGCTGTCGAAGGTGGCGTCTTTTCTCACCCTCACCAGCATTGCATTGCCTTCTTTTAGCCGGTCTGCGTCGATGTTCAGCCTAATGGTCAGCAGTATAACATTTGTGTGGGCAAGTCCTGCTGAATTCGCTGGCGCCGTAATCGTGTGGATCAGCTTCTCATCCTCTAAGATTGCCTCAGTCGCATTCGATGCCAGCGTGTGATTGGCAAAGGTCGCAACGTCACCCGTTATTAGACCCGCAGCGATAGATCCCGCCGTTATCGTGCCCATATTGGCAGAAATAGCCGACAAATCAGTGACGTTGAGTTTAGATGCGTCGATGCTCGAGGCGGCAATCTTCCCTGCCGTGATAGCGTTTGAGGCTATGTTGTCACTTTCAACAAACTCAAAGCTACCAATGGCACTGACTACGGCTGATGTCGTGATAGAGCCAGCTTGAATCGCACCAATGACAGCAGAATCGGAGAATATTTGAGACGTATTCAGTTCCGCACTAGTCAAACTGTTCGCAACCACCTCAGAAGCGCTCACGGAGTTCGCTTGGAGGGCTGATGCCGAGACCGAATTTGCTGCCAGCTTGTCAGCGTTTATCGCGCCGCTTGAGATGGAATCAGCGACTACGGCACCGGTTTGGAGTGAAGCACTTGAAATACTGTTCGCCGCCACGGCATTTGCCGTCACGGAGTTGGCAGCCAGTTGCGAAACTCCAATCGCCCCCGCCAATATAAGATTCGACGTTATGGCATTCGCTTGAATTTTTGCAGTCGAAATCGCGTTATTGCCGATGAAGGTCTCAGTAATCGTGTCGAGCGTTGCAACCTGCCCAGCACCTAAGCCTGTGAGGGTGGCTTGCCCTGAGCCTGCGCCGGAGAGCGTACCGTCAGCGTTTATCGTGACGTTACTGTTCACCAAGCCCGAAGCAGCATTCGCAACAGGGAGCAATCCAGAGGCTTGTGTGGCTAGGTTTAATTGGTCGTCAAGGTCTCCTGCTGAAATCGCCTTCGTCCACGTTGTTCCAGTGTAGCGATACAGCTTGGAGTCGGTGGTAAGCATCACCACTCGACCAGTGGTCAGGTTCGTAGTCGGTAAGGCTCCCACCCTCTCAATCGGTCTAATGGTGTCGCTGAATAAGTTTTCACCCAAAGTGCCTGATAGGTCAGCAGTGCTTATTAGCGTCGTGAAAGCTGGAACCGATGAGTCGTAGCGGTATAGCTTCTTGTCTGTAGTTAAGAAGATGACTGATGGGCCGGTGTATCCTGTAGGCGACGGCAAACTATTAACCGCTGAAATAGGTTCAACACCCGATGCGAACGACGCGGCAGTGATGGAGCCTGGGTCTACTGTTGAGGCTGTAAAGATGTCTTCAGACCACGCAGAACCAGTCCAGACGAAGAGAGTGTTCGTCGTGGTAAGTAGCTTAACCTGTCCCACATGGTCGCCAGTAACGCCTGTCAGTGTAGATACCGGCTCAATACCAAACGCATCGCCTGCTGCGAATTGGTCTAGCACCGTTTGAGCTAGGTCATCTAATACAACCTTTTGAGTTGTAGCACTGAAAGAAGCACTGAACCCAGAGAGGTTGCCAGAGCGGTCAGCACTTCTCAGAAAGTAGTAGCGAGTGACGTTATTGCCCAGACCCGTCTCGGTGAACTGGTCTGCTTTAGTCTTGGCAATCAGTGTTGCACTAGCAAGATTGTCGACAGTATTAGCGAAGACTTCAACGAAGGCTAAATCAGAATCGGACGGCAGTTCGTAGTCGAGTTTTATCTGTTGGATGCCACCAGTCGCCACAATGCTGCCAGGGATAGCTGGTGCAGTCTGGTCGCCTTGTAACACAATCGACGCAGTTATAAACCCAGACGTTTTGCCTGTGACTGTGACCGCCCTCACCCTGAAGGTGTGTTCTTCTAGTTCTTTCTGGCCTGCGATTGTCGTGCTGGTTCCGTATACCAGAACAGATGAGAACTCAGCCCCAGGATCAGTGACAGCCTCATTCACTCCACCGTAGTTCAGTTCGAGAGTAGTAGCGTCAGCAACAGAGCCGTAATCAATAGTCGCGGTATAGGAGTCCGTCACTTGCCCATAGTCAATCTGACTGGCAGATGTTCGCTTGAACTCCACTTCGTAGGCGTTGACATATGTATTCGCTACAGGCGCAGTCCAAGAAACACGGACAGCAGGTAGAACCGCGCCATCATTACCTAAAACTGTTGTCTCTGTTAGCGTGAGATTACTGGGTGCTTCTTGCGCTGGGGTATCGTCAACGATGTCGGAATAGTCAGGATTATTAGGCCCAACGGTCTGGACGATGTTCGATGTGTCGTTGTCTGGGTTTCTGTCAGAGACAATGAATGTGCTGCTTGTGTTCTTATCACCAGCGTAGGCAAAAGCCCTTATCCAGTAGTAACGAGTGTCGCCGACCGCAACAGGGTCTATCGGATTCGCACCATCGTGGAAAAACTGAGTGCCTCTGGTCTCACCGATTAGCTGTGCGTTCGACCAAGACGAGTCTGCCGAAGCATAGATAGCTATGGTCTCAAACAGCTTTGGGTTGCTGGGATTCGTCCAGTTCAACTCGATGTGCTTGAGTCCAGCCGTAGCCGATAAGTTCTGTGGGTCAGGTACACCACGGAACCCCTGAGTGATAACACCTGATGCAGAGATGGTGCTGTACTCACCCGCCGTGGGGTCTGCATACGAACCAGAGTCATCTTCCAATAGAGTGAGGTTAACCACGCCGTCTTGAGTGTCTGAGAATGACCACCCAGCGCAACGGAATACCTTGTTGCTATAGTTCAGTTCCTCGATGGTGACTTGAACCCTGTCCCCAACGTCCACACGAAGCCCTGTGAGATTAGCTGGGAACGTGATGACCTTCTGCTGGTCGGATAGCTGAATCTGCTTGTGAGCAATTCTCTGGGCCATGAAGCTACTGTTTGTGAACGGTAGCTGGATGTCTCTAGTTAGAACCTCTCCATTATCTCGGCTAACTGCACTTGTAATTTGTACTTCAGGAGCCTCGACGCTCTTGTGTCTTTGGGAGGGATCAATAAATATCGGGCGCACTGTGTTAAAACGCTGGCCTCGTTCCACTGACGTCTTAACCGTGACTGCTCCTGCGAGGTCGTCTTCATCGAGGCTTTCCGTGGGGGCTTCATAGATTCCTGCCCGAATCGTGTATATACCATTCGAATATACCAAGCTGCCGTTCATCGCAGACAGTAGCTTGTTGATATTCGTTCTGTGTGTGTCACCAGCGAACAGCACACCGTTGGCGGTGAATCGCTTTTCTGTTCCGCTGTTTGGAACAGTGACTGTCACGTCACAAGCGTCTGCCGCCGTCACCACTGCCGCCCAATCAATCTTGCTTGTAGGGATGCTCAAACCGAATCTGGTGTCTGTTAGGTAGTTGGCGACACATAGAGCGGGGTTGTCAGTCCATTGCTGATATGCAACAGTGCTTGGGTTGTCGCCTGCCGTATTCCCCGCTGCAACGTCCAAGCGTGGGTCATAGATGTCCTTTTTACCCTTAACCAGTGCCTTGATGTTGTTTGGCTTGAGCCTGTCCCACACCTCTTGAGATGAGTCAGTCAGCTTCCACTCTGTTACGACATAAGAGATACCTCTCGCCCTATGGGATGAAGTCCAGTCGTTAAACGTGGGAGTGAGTAACGAGCTAGACGCTTGAGTGTCGGAGCCGGTCTTGCGCTCAATGCGACAGATATGCTCGGAGGGTGCTTCTGATGTAGGGCCGAACTCTCCCGCTGTTACCTGAAAGGATTGGTTAATCTGTGCATCGGTCACCACCTCATTATCGAAGTGAATGTCCGTGATGTCATCAGCCTCATGTCCGGTCAAAGCGATGGCGTGATAGAGAGTATTGTTATCTGTGCCTGCAACTCCGACAAAGAATATCGGGCCA